TAAAACCACGATTGTTAGTAGTCTTTACGCCTACAACTTGTTCATTCTGTGGTACACTTACATCTATTTTAAACATTATCTTTTTACCCTTATAACTTTACCAGTTCGATATTCATCAGTGGTTTCTTTTGCCTCACCCAAAAGTTTTAACCCTGCCAAAGATTCTTGAAATCTTTTATCATATGAAGTTAACATATCTGGATCACCTTTCATATACAGATATGCTTCAACTAAAGAACCGTATAACATTGATAGTTCTGCATTTTCACTCAGCCACGTTGTGCTGTTGTCATTTAACGTAGAGTCCGTAATACTCAAAGGTCTGTAAAAATAATGTAACTCAGCAGTATATTCAGCATTAGGAGTTGGGCCCAACAAGAAATAGTCTATGTCGAATTGAGCATAGTATTTTGGAAGACCCGTTGTTGTAGCATCTGGAGTATACGTTTGAATAAAACTTGGATCTTTAAATTCTATAAAAGATTTATCTCCGTCTGATCCAGCCAAGCTTAAAGAAAACGGAGCAAGAAAATCAGAGGGTACAGCTAAATATTGAAACCCTGTATCAGTTGTTGCAGTAACATTTTTACGGAACAAACTTAACTGAACACTTTTTAAAATACGTTCTTCTGCTGTGCGAATAAAAACAGGAAGATTAGTTACGAAAGAAGTTTCGTCATTCTCAGTATAATCTTGCAAAGCTTGTTTTAATTGTCCGTATGTAAAGCTCATATTGTTATGCAGGCGTATTAGCCTGACCTCCCATGTTGCTATGGTTTGTACAATAGTAATACAGGGTTGGTGCAGAATTTGCGACAGTTATTTGTGTAAAGGCTCCGGCATTGCCCGGAGTGCCCTCAGTTACAACACCCGTTGTATACTCAGATCCACCTCCATGTGTTCCGTTGGACGTAGTTGAAAATCTCAGTGGATGACCAGAGTTGGTATTATGTGATTGATCAAACCTGTATGTCCGTCCCTCTGTAAGGGTGACTGTTGCTTGAAGAACTCCGTCTATATAGTATCTGTTTCCAGAACCTGGATTAGATACAGTTACAGCAAATGTTTCTGAAAGAACGTATACAATACTTCCAACTGTCCCTGTCCCTGCAATGCCTGTTAAATTAACAGTTACATCATTAGCAGGGGTTGTCACCGTAACCGAACCAACCGATGCTGTTCCAACAACGCCAGTAACACTAGTGCTTTCGTTACCTGTATCAGATAAACCTATGGTTACAGAACCAACGCCTCCTTCAGCAACAAGATTATTGCGGGGGGTTATACCTGGAATGTCTCTGAATCCCACAGGATTATAACCTGTTTGAACCGCCCTTTCAGAAGCTAAGTTCTGTTCTGGTCTAGGGTTTCTTAAAGCTTGGGGGTCTGGAAAAGCTTTTGGGGGAAATAACTGTGGATGCTTTGGTTCAAACTCATCTGGACCCACTAACGAACCAGTCCATTCAAGACGCATTTCTTTTAAACGATAACGCCGCCCTGATCGATCTGATATACCATATGCGTTTTTTCCAGAAGCGTATGACATTAAACCCTCAAGTATTGAATACTAGGCTGTAACTTTAAAGGAGTACGCCCTTCATCTTCGTCTGCGGCTCGTTGAAACTCTTCCTCATAAACCACTTTTAAAAGCTGCGCACGTTCAGGAGCACGTTTCATTGAAAGGTAATACGCTAACCCCGCCACCATACAAGGATAAAAACGAAAAGGCATATCAGTAGTATTAACAAGAGCATCGGCATCTTCGATCCTACGAACATAATAGTAAATTAATTGATCAGTAGAGTTTTCTGGAACAGACCAAAGATTTATTACAGGGTCTATTTGCCTATCAAAATAAAACTGACTAGGACGACCTTGTGTGGTTTTATTTGGTATCGTTAGATATTCACCGCGACTTATCCTTTGTATTGTAAAGTCAGTGTTATCTCTACGGAGAACAATCTCCAAAACATCAACGACATCTGAAGTCAAAGTTTGTTGGGCTTGCCCTGCTGTCAAAGTAATTGTGCCTTGAGTTACAGTCCAGAGATTCAAACCTCTGTTAGCCCAGTCTGCAAACATCAAGTTCAAAGACCTACGTGCTGTTCTAGCATCATAGCCCGTTCGGACCTCTAATCCGCATCTTTCGTATGCTTCCTCAATTATCTCTCCGACATCGAGGTTAAAGTCTCTTGATCCTGATGTTGTCATTGTATCAACTCATATGTGGGTTCTGGTTTGTTTTGATCATTGCAACGCCACCGTTTTTAAATCCTGCGATTTTGCCACCTTTAGCCATACCATCTGCTTGTTTAAGAAGTTTAAAATCTTCTTTATCTATTCGATTGTTATTGTTACGGTCTAACTCTTTTTGTTTTCCAACAAGTTCTTTAGCCATCGTTTTCCTCCTGATTATAAAGATTATCGAAAACTCTATTCACATCCAGTGTATAGTCTAAATCACTTTTTGAATAGTGTATATGTTGTGAGGGTCTGAAGTCTGGTGCACCCTCACCCACTGCAAACCAAGCAGGGTGTGTAACCCTTACTCGATTGTTTGGTAACGCTACTATGTTCCCTGTCCACTCTCCGGCATCTAACAACTGCATCACATGACTTTGCTTATGTTGTGCAGGATCATCTGCGATCTCACTGTTGGTATAGTCTACAGTAAACAAATACTTGGCAGGAAACATCTCACCGTTTATTTTGGCTAACCATGGGCATGGTGTCGCTCTGTCTAAGACGTACACGGAATGGTCATGAGAAGCACAATCCCAAGGTTGCACATCATGTGTCGCCATTGGTTCAGGCCACTCATCTAAAGGGATGTCAGCAACCAATGCTGATATGGGCATTCTTGCCCACATTGCACCACCGTGAACGGTATCCTCTTCTTCACCCTCTGCCTCGCAACCAGTAAAGATTACTTGGAAACTAAGAGATCTGTTAGGAATAGTTGTTACAGCAACAACCATAGCATGAAGAAACTCACCATGATACTGCTCATGATTATGTGTGTATTCACGACGAACCCATGCCTTAAAATAAGGAATATTACTTTGTAGATATGGCATTATAGTTAAAAAGTCCTCACCACTTTGCCACCGTTTCTCATGCCTTTGACTTTAGACACGCCACCGTTTCTCATTCCCTTGGGGGTAGTCTTGCCACC